ACCATATCTATCTCAGATAGAAACTTGCGTTTAGCTATATTTGTAGCTTTTATTTTTTCTCTTGCATATATTTACCCAGTAATATCAGCAGATAGGTTCTACATCGATGATATGGGCCGATCATTAGATGGATATTTAGGGTGGGGTCAAGATGGAAGGCCGTTAACTGACATGATCATGACATATTTGTCTTTTGGTTTTCCAATTGTCGATTTGTCACCGTTGAATCAAATATTAGCTGTGATAGCTATGTCAGGAACAATTGTTTTATACGTCTCAAAATACACAGAAAACGTAAAGCCACTAACACTAGGTCTTGCTTCTTCTTTGTTCATCATACAACCTTTCTTGTTAGAGAATCTGTCATATAAATTTGACTCACTTCCAATGTCTTTGAGTGCCATTTTGCTGGTAATTCCATTTTTGCTTAGTGGAAGAATGGCGATTACATTTATAATTTCCATTATATGCATAACTTCATCATTGGCTCTCTATCAGGCATCAATTGGTATTTTTATAATATTCTCAATTGCTCATGTTGTTTTCTCAGATCGCAATAAAACCATTGATGATATAAAAGATACGGCATTACGAGTATTACAGCTAATTATTGGGTATTCGATATACTCATTGATAGTGGTAAAGTATTTCGTAACCGGTACTTATGCTACCGGTCACGCATCTATGATAACTGAATCAACGGATATAATTGCAACCCTACTAACTAACTCCGGCAAGATTTTAGGATATTTCTCTCAAGCCATCGATCCATACAACGCATTATTTATTGGTATTTTTTTACTATCTGTTGTTTTTTCTATTTTTAAAGAGGCGAGCATCCAGATAAAGAAATGTGGTTATACAAACCTTTTTAAGTTAGTTGTTATTATCGCCTCTCCACTTTTAGTATTTTTGTTTTCTTTTTTGCATCTATTAACTTTAGAGAAACCGGTATTCTCTGCGAGAGTTTTTATATCTCTAAGTGGAGCGATGTTGTTTTTTGGAGTGTTATTTTTAAGAAATCTTGGGAGATTAGTTTCTGTCGTTTTGATTTCAATTTTGCTTTTTGCGGGATTAATTAACGCTTACGCATACGGAAATGCAATGAAAGCGCAGAAGAAAATAGATGATTTGATTTCAGCATCTATTTATCAGGATGTAAATTCATCAGGACTTGATTTTACATCGGTATCAGTATCTGGAACAATGCCTGTTGCAAGACAGAGAAATAATTTAGGTAATAGATTCCCTGCTATAGCTCGCATGATACCTGTTTACTTGAATGGTGATTGGCCGTGGGGTTCAAGATTACTTCAAATGAATCTTCTCAGGCTTTCCCCTGCCATATTGAGTGAGAGATCTAAAAAAGCTTTGTGTACGGAAATCCCCTTTTCTCATACAAAGGATTACAACCTATACGCAGTTGATTCAACATTATTAATAGAGTTTGGCAATCACGAGTGTAATTGAGAGAGTTGAAAACCAGAAATAAAATAACAAGGCCCTTCCCTGGGCCTTATTTATAGTGAGTTTGCTGTTTCAACATACATTGTCAGCGTGGCCCCGCTTCTATTTGTGATCGTTATATCACTGCCGCTTCTAGATATGTAAATATTTGTGTCGCCAGGTACTCCCGCCCCTCCTAAAACAAACTTCCCGCTAAGGTCTGCTATCTTCGTGGCTGCAGTAATCCCAGAATCCATAAGAACAATGCACGAATGATTTACTGCCCCTCTTCCCGTTACTTTGAGAATACAACATGCTGCAACTATCCCTACGAAAGTCGTAGCTCCATCGTTTGCTACCGGAATTCCCTGGCTTGTTACTCCCCATGGACTCCCTCCCCGTGATTCAATGGGCAGACTCATACTTGCGTAACCACCATCAACAAGCGTGGTTACAACTGCATCAGAAAGAACATTAAGACCGGTAGCCATCCTGCGGTATTTCGTGGACAATCCACGAATACCATACTGCATACTTCCGTGGAAAGTGATATCTTTGATAATCAGTTCAGACGAATTGTTAGTAAGGAACCAAGTGCAGTTGTTGGAACCACTGCCACCACTGCTTTCAACAAATAAATCTTTAACTGTGTTATTAGCACCAGTTAAGGTGAAGATATTAGCCCCATCCACTAAACGGTTTGAGTTAACCTTCAGGCCATCAATAGCAACATTACCGGTAGTTGTGGAGAGATTTGGGCCGCAACTAGTCAGGGTTGTATTTCGCCATACAACGTTGTTGCAGTTAGCAAGAATATACCTTGTTTGTCTCGCAGTACCTCCATTGATTAGCAATGCACCTCTGCCAGATGAATATTTGAAGTAGTCCCCGGATAGAGAAGCACTATCAATAATGCTGGGGTTATCGAAAACGACACCGCAACTGTGGTCTGTATCGAATCCATCTGTTGCGGGGGTGCTACCTACGATATCCCACATAGGTTTTGTAATGTTACTCCACGACATTTCAAGGTCTGAGAATGAAACTCCGTTACAGCCTCTCATTATACAAGACTGATAATCTGTATCATTGGCATACCGAATGCTTTCGAATTTACCACCGATAAAGAATATGTGCCTGGAACGTTTGCCCATATAAAGCATTGCGGGACACCCTTCGATGTGTGTTCCATAAAAACGCAATGCATTAGATCCATCTTCGACGGCGGTCCCCGGTCCAATAGCCAAGGCCCATTCAGGATTGAGCGGATCCCGGTTGTTGCCCACATCCATGAATCGCAAATTATAGAACTCAGAATCCCATACTGAAGCGAGCTCAAGCCCTTTCCCGTCAAGATGCCTGAAATGCACATCTTCGAACGTGGTATAGGAGAGGTCGGAAAGGTATATACCGCGACCGTTAACGGCTTTTGGTATATCATCGAACTGCCTCTGGAACCCGAACCCAACAGTAAAGTTACGGAAGACTGGCCTGAAGCAGCGCTTGGCCTCTCTACCTGTCTCGTAAGCTTCCGTACCGATCGTTCTGAATACCCACGCACCATCTGCGCCTGGCATAAGAGCTGTAGCAAATCCACCCTGCCCCTCATAAACGAATCCTGAGTAAATCGTCGCGTTAGTCAGCTTATAGCGACCCACTCCAAATACTACTTTGACACACCCAGGTACCAGCTGATTCTCCATTGCAGAAGTGGTCAATGTTAAAATCGGGGCGATGGCTGCATTGTATGCGGCTGTACTATCAGTGCTACCGGTGGGATCTGCGCCAAATGCATCAACATAGACAGAAATTATAGCATCCTGAACAGTTCCGCCATTCGCCATTCCAATCATGGCTGCGCCAATTGATGAGGCTAACGTGCTTCTAAGGGCAGCATCACCTACGCTAATCCATGCACCTGGTCCAGTGCCACCAGTAGAGCTCGGGCCTGAGGCTGCCGGAACGTCCTTCGGTAAATCACCACTCCAGTAATACCAACTCTTACTTTCTTCATCCCAGATGAAATCAGATCTTGATGCCAGTGATGCGCCAGCTAAAAACGTATTTGACCCATCGATAAAGCCAGTCAGCTTATCATTTACTTCATCTACTGAAGGCACATCCAGATTGGCTCGCGCCTGAGATACATTTGTTAGTTCAGAAAGGTTATTTTTTGCGCGGAGGAAATGCGTTACCGGAAGTTTTTGGTCTGTGCTGTTCTGGTTTATCAGCAGTTGTGCGGTGTCAATGGTATCTGTTGCTGCGGGTAAATCGGTTAATTTTACTTTTTGCTCGGCCATTTATGCAGTCCTGTACCATCCAGCAAGTTTAACGTATTGATTAGTTACTGAGAATTGAGTGCCGTCGCCTGTGCTTCCGGTATCCCCCTTCACAGGGTGGTCATGAGCGCCAATGGCAACGGTATGGGAATGCTGATAACTAGATGTGCTTGTAGATTGAGAAGAGCTGATGTCGTCGCTGCTTCCGTCCTGAGAACCACCCGTCCATTTGCCAACGCTTTTCAATGGAATCGTGTGGGAATGTGTATCCTGGCTTGTGTTTTTTGTCCCGTAGTCAAACTGACTGGTTCGTAAATCCACTGAGTGAATATGTGGAGGAACATTCGCGCTTGTCAGAGTTACAGAATCACTCCCACCCTGCTGGAGAACGTCACTGGCGGTACTGTTAGCAAGACGGATAGTTCTGCCAGCCCCTGGAATCCGCGCCCACGTTGAACCCTGCCAGATTGCATTTGGGTTGACGTCATTTGCGAACCACTCTACTTTTCCAACCGGATAGCGCATGTTGAATAAGGCAGTGGCAAGGGCATCCAGAGTGATTGATCGGTCGTTTCCGTTCTGATTGATATGCATCAGGTCTGTTGATTCTGCATCTGATGCAGGGGGCAGATCTGTAAGGTACTTGAGAATAATGTCAGCCATTAAGCCCCCTCAAGTGCTGTAACGCGAGCCTTCAGGTCAGCTATTTGCGCGTATAAATCGTTAAGTAATGTATTTAAGTGATTTGCTGCGAGTTTGCTACCTGCTGAGGTTGATCCATCTGGCATGCGAACGGGAGGCACAAACCCGCTTGCCAGAATCTCATCTGGAATTGGTTCTTTGTTTTTCTGCCCGTCAGCATAAGTGACGTCAGTATCTGCAAATGATGTGATAGCCATTTAATTTCTCACTTAGGCATAGCGCCGCAGAGCATCGTCCCGGTAACGCCATAGTCACGGGAGAAGATAAGAAGGTAATCGTCGTCAGCGACGCCGAGATATGATCCGTTTACTTCGAGTACGCCAGATACTGACCCAGCCGCATCAAGGTAGGAACCGGCGATGAATACAGACCCACGGTTAAGTCCCAGCGCCGTGTCGGTGTCTACCTGCATTGCGGTATTTGCGCCGACCTGCAACGCCTGGCCAGAATTGGTATCTATCCCCGCAAGGGAGAAACCGTTCAGGCCATAATCGTGCGTTGAATAGGCTCGTACGCCAGCCACAGAAGCGCGGTCGACGATGGCGTTGATGTTTGTGGGGACATAAGGTCCGGTTGCGTGAACGCTGAATGCGGCAGGATAGAGCTCAACCAGTTCGACATCAGTGCTTGACGTAGTGGTTGCCGTTACGACCATGACGTTATCTGGCGTTCCGCTAAAAGCAGTCGCCAGTTTCGCCTGCATGATTGCCCGTCGATAATCATCGTCAGACATTCCATCACGACCGACATCAACGTACTGCCCAAACCTGTCCAGCTCTATGCCGTGGGAGTTGTATATGCTTTGCGTCAGGTAGATGTATTTGGCGCGCGCTTCAATTTCAGGATGAAGTACGCCAACAGCGGCAAAGAGATCGGGAACCTGACCGCCTTTTTTAAGCCAGTCAGTAGGCCTTTGTCGTATCAGCGCAAGGAAATCGATATCAATCCATTCATCAGACACCTGTGACCTCCACATTGGCAGCGGAGAACGAAGCAAAGGAGTTTTCAGCAACGGAAATGTTACTTTCGGAAAACGTAGTTCCATCAGTACTGACCGTGATAGTCATTTTCCCGATGCCGGTTGTATTGGCGTAGATGTAGCCATAAATGCGCTGGGTAATAACGTCATCACCAAGGCCGAGAGTCGCACCGTAAGCAACAACACCTTGCTTAATCGCATCCACAACAGCAGCTGGTAAAGGCTCCTCGGTATCCAGGAGAACAACGTCAACTTTGACGTAAATATCTACTTCAGTAGGTCGTGAGAAGTTAACCAGGTGTGGCCTTTCGTACCGGTCATACACAGTGATCGCAATTGAGCCGTATGTCGCTATGCCTGCTCCTTTGTACTTCCAGATAGCGTCCGCAATATCCTGCTCCAGCCCTCCAGAAACGATAGTGTGGATGGCTTTTGGAGGAATGCTGTCCACTGTCGCCATGGTGTCGTTTTCAATGACTTTGGCTAAGGTTACGCCGCTGACTTCCGTAATGAGGCGAGTCTCGATTGCTGGAATGGTTGCTGCACCGCCTGATGACGCTCTGCTCTGATACAAACGTTGGCGATAATCCGTGTCTGATTCCCTGTCGGAACCGGTAGCACCCTGAACGAGGTTATTAACTCCGGTCCATCCTGTGATCGCACTTACCGGATTATTCAGTCCGCCAACAGGAACGACAATCGGACCTGCTTCAGTGGCCTCAAAGATTGCCGGTGATCCAATCAACTGCCAGGACAGGCCAGCACTAAGCGAAACTGCGTAGCCTTCAATGAGGTTTTCAGAGGTGAGCCTGATTACTGAGCCGTTTGCTGTGGCTGAATACTGACTTGTTGAATCAACAATCGCAGCAAGACCTGTCGCAATGGTGTTTACGGTGTCTCCTGATACTTTGGTGTAGGTATGGTCAACGCCAGCAATCCGTACCGTGTAACTGGTTTGAGTGTTGTTAGACACCCTCACCTCTCCATCCAGAAGCGTAGAGCGTGAGATGGTGTAATCTGCCGTCAGCCTGAACTGGTAGTTACCGAACGACGCGAGAGAACCTGCAGGAACAAGTCTTGATTCAGAGCCATAAATAACGGCGTTCACTTTTGTCGTGGTTTTTCCATGCCGGGTAATGCCACCCATCCAGTCGCCAAGAGCATCAAGAGCGAATCCCTCAGCAGAAGCAAGAAACCTGCTCGCCCACAACTCCTCTTCAGTTTCAAAGTGAATTGCGTTTTGCTCAGCTTCAATTCCGATCCACTGTCCGGTGGTCGAATCAGCCTCTCGGTTAATCGGTCCGACGACCGTCTCCATCGCATCACCGATTTCCTGAACCATCTCCGGTAATGTCGGCTTGTCAAAGCCTGTCGCAGTAATGTAATCAGCCATATGCACCTTATTTCAGGCATAAAAAAGCCCCGCACATTGGCGAGGCATATTGAAGGGTTATTTATCAGGGGTACTGCACCAACCCGTACTCAGTGTTGGCTGTAAACTCGATGCTCAGCTTTCTCTCTGCGCGGTCAAAGTTGTAGGTAAACTCAACGATGCCTGTAACACCTTCTACAGCGAGGATTTCTGTACGGATTGCTGATAGTGCACCATTAAGCGTTACCTGCTTACCGAGAATATCTTGTAAGTACGGCGTTCCGAATTGACTATCAAGGAACCACTCTCCGCGCCACAGGTTAAGCCTGAATTCTACCTGCTGTCTGACGCGCTCAGCACCATCTACGTACTGAAGAAGGCCGTTAGTGAACACGACTTTGTTATCTGTAAGTCTGAAATCAATCATTAGTTCTCCGGACCGCCTGTAGTGCCACCGCTATCACCCTGGTGACGGTGAGTGCCGATTCTGATGCCATTGATGACCACATCACCAATCACCTGCATTGTGCCGGTTATGGTAGCCACCGATGTTTCACCACCTGAGCCAGTCATGCCACCCTGGTAAGTAAATAGTTGCTCAACGGTCATGCTTCCTTTGACGGTGTGCAATGGGGTTGTTTCTTCCACCCCGCCTGGCGCATTGATGGTCATTTTTCCGTTGACATCGATAGCAATGAAGGCATCGCCAAAATACATCCTCACGTCATCGTTTCCAGGAACAGCATCGCTGTAACCCGCACCTGGAATAACGTATGAGTCGATGATGTCGAATCGCCTTGTATCGTCGCTTCCATCAGTTGCCTGCTGGCAGACCACCAAAAGGCATTTATCGCCTGCCTGAACAGGGCCTTTCAATCCGGCCTGACCGTTTGCAAACTGCGGCCACACCATGCGCAAATCGCTCAGTACCGGATAGGCATTGGTGTCACCATCTGCGTATATTTTCTCGCCATCAGGTTTTACCGTTACCTTGCCGCCTGAGTAACTCACCACGGTACATGGAAGTGCAGTGTTTACCGTGTCCATTTCCGAGCTGACAAGCCGCCTGAGCGCTTCTACTACATCACTATTATCAGCCATCAGATAAACCTCAATAGCGCTTCCACGCTCCATTCCTGCCCGTGTGTATCACCGGTGTAATGTGCTTCTTCAACCCTGAAGAACTCCCCGTCTATACCACGAGATTTCAACTGCACATAAGCGCCAGGATAAATGGCAGGGTTAAGCAACGATTTCACCCGGTAGCCCTGCACTTCAAGAGTTATCCGGTCTTTGAGCTTTGCCGTTGGGTCTTCGACATCAACTACTGTTCTAACGATACCTTTCTGACCGTATTTGATGCCCTGCTTGGCTGCCGTCTTCTCGGTCATGGTTTTAGCTTCACGACGGGGATATCCGATCATGCCAGTGTCTTTCGACAGCACGACTGCCGTGTCTGCATAGACGCCACCCTTTTTGATAATCTGTATTTCGCTATCCTGAGCGCTCCACTCCAGCCCAAGATAATTACAGACCCTGTCCATAGCATCACGCACCCTGCCGTTATAGGCATACCCGCCGACGTACTGCTTATCCTGAACCTTGCTAATGCTCTTCTTGATTGGCAGCCCGAAGTTCTTCGCCACTCCATCCAGAACGGTCATTGC